TGTCTAAGCCTGATAATGGAACACCAAGACCACTAGACATAGTTGCACCTGAACCTAATGCACCTGTAGCTAAATTAGCACCGCCAATTTCACCCATGACACTACCTGTAGCACCTACTGCTGGAGTTGCACTAGAAGTTAATCCTGAAAGAAATCCACCTGGTTGTAATCCACCAAATAGACCACCACCTGCACCGCCTAGTAAAGCACCTGTAAGAGGGCTTTTGCCAGATAATACACTAAGACCTGCGCCTAATCCTGCGCCTATTGTTATTGGGTCACTCATTTTGCACCTTTCATTTTACCTGTTAGATAGCAGATAGGTTCTAGGATAGAACGATACATACGACCTAATACATCACGTTTACCATTACGCATTTCTTTGTATACATCTGCTGTACGGTGCCTAGCAATGTGTTCAAGTGATTTACGAACTACTTTATTTAAGAAGCCATCTTTCTTAGCAAACGCTACTAATGGTAAGAATATTGTGTGATATCCTTTTTCAATAGTTTTTGCATTAGGCATTTTTTCAGATTGTAATAACCATACACGATTACGGAATGGTGAAGTACCATAAAACTCATTCATCATGCTGCACACAATCTTACCACCGCCACCACCTTGTGTTTGAGTTGTTTGACCACCGCCACCAGGTACACCATAAACTGCTCCCAAGTAAGAAGCAAGTTTTTGATAAGGTGCATTTTGTTGGAAGTTAAATCTAGCAACGTCACCTTCAAGTGCGTTTTGTTGATAACCTTCACCCATTTGACCAGCTTGTAATAGTTGGTTAATATCAAAGTAATCAGCTTGAGCTAATCCTGGAGCATTAGCAGCAGCAGCTTCTTGTCTAGCACGTTCAGCACCATAGTTACTATAGGCTAATTGACCTGCTTGGTTTGTAAGAGCATTTGCTAATTGACCAGCAGCACGTTGTTGTTGTTCTTGCATTGCGTTAGAACCATAACGACCAGCTCCAGCAGCACCTGATGTAGCTTGGTTAATTGCATCATAGTATTGTTGTGTAGATGCTTGTGCAGCACCTTGTAAGGCTTGGTTAAAGTATGGATTGTTTTGTAGATATTGACCGCCAATAACATTTTGTTGTTGTTGTTGAGCAGCAGGCAATAGTGGATTACCCATTAATGCTCTGTTTTGCGTTGCTTGGAGTGCAGCTTGTGTTTGAGCAGATGGGTCAATCCATGTTTGACCTGGATAATACTGTGGGTTTTGAGTTTGATAAAGCGTTTGAGCTTCATTTAAACCATACGTAACATAAGGTTTCATCCATTTAGGCATAGATGTAGTTTGTGTTTGCTCACCACCACCGCCACCTTTACCACCACCACCGTAGAAGGTAAATCCTTCAACTAAATTATTTAACCAATTGTGTAAACCAATCATACTGCCTCCAAAGGTAATTCATAAAATATAAACTTAATTTTGTAACCGTCATTCTCAAATACTTTGCCCCATCCTTTACGACCATAAGACTCTATTGTTTTGCAGTCTGACTCTTTAGCAAATTGTCTTAATACGTCTAACATTGCTTGCTTCCATTTAGGTAGTTCTTTTCCACCTGTGAAGTGCATCATTAGGGTTTTCATTTGAGGATAAGTAATAACTTCTGTAACTACACAACCGTATATCGTTGTGTCTTCAAAGGCTATCCATAACTGCTGGTCACCTTTTAATAATCTTTCTTTAATATCTTCTAAAGTATATCTGCCATGTGTATATTTTGCAGCACCGTCTAAATACTCGTTTATAGCGTTAAAACATAATGGGTAATGGTCTAATGGCACTAATGAGATATTCATAGCTTATAGACCCATTGTGAAGGTTTAAAGCCTATTTTGGGAGCTACTTTGTCCCATGCTTTTCTAGGTGAAATAAAAGTAATTTCTGATAAGCCTTGTTCTTTTGCTAGTTCTTTAACTGCTTCTAAACCATTTACTAATACATCATTTTTGTTATTATACGCAGCCCAAATATGAAGTTTATCGCCTAATGTTTGAGTAATAATGTATCCGGTAAAGTATTTATCTTCTATTGTTAAATATAGGTTAGCTCTACCTTCTTTTAAGTCACAATAAGCATCTTCTACAATCCATGTAGAACGCTTTGCCATGTCTTCTAAACTTGGCTTTATTTGATTCCAAACTTGACGTAAATTACTAGGTGGTATGTATTGTAAAATCATCCCACTATTATATAACGATATACCTTATTCGTGCCTGTATTTGCAGGATGAGATATAGTAGCTTGACCTTTTGACTGTGCGCTAATATAAGGCTCTGTAAATAAGTTAGTCGTAAATGAATTAGCACTTAAATACTGAATAGTAACAATAGCACTTGGTGTTGCAGGTCTAGTTGGTGTTGTTTGTGCTGCTAAATGTTCTACTGTTACTAATATTGAGCTTGTAGCCCATGCTAAACTTACATAATCATCTTTAGCCAATTCTATGTTAAAGTTTAATGCAGCAATAAGATGACCTTTAACGCTACCATGCTTACTATCTATAGAAAACTTACTATTAGAACCTGCAACATCTGAACCATTCTTTTTAAACCATACATCTACATCTTGTACTTGTGAGTCATCATTAGCAAACTGAATACTAAACTGAACATTATAAAGACCAGAATAGTCTACTTTTACTTTGTATCCATCTACTAAACTTGTGCCTAAAGAATAATCTGTAGTATTAAGACTAATGTTACCTGTAGCTGTTATAGTAGCTAAACTTTGGTCAGTCGTATCTTGAAATGAACCGTATGGAAAGTATGTACTAGCTGAAGTTTGTGTTTTAGGTTCTAGTCCAATATAAGAGTTATAACCTATACGTTCATCATAGATAGTTGTAGATGAAGCACCACCTGCAACTAAAGTAATATCACCTGTGTTGTTAGACTTACCTTCTACAAGGTTGTTCACAATTTCTGCTACACTTCTAGCATCTCCACCTGTCCAAGGCAGTTTACGGTACATATCACTACGTGCCATTATCTAGTTCCTTGTTCAGAGTAATCTATATCCATACCAATAGCAGATGACCAGTTAGCACCTGTAGGTGTTAAAGCTATTCTATGATAACGACCTGCACTTCTTACGGAGCATCTATCTTCTTCTGTTGCTGTGACTGTAGCACCATAAGTAATAGTGTCATTTAACATACGTCTAGAAGCCACAGAAACGCTTGCAGAGCCATTATCTACAGAAGGTCTAATAAGAGTAACGACTGAGTTATAACCGTATTCTAGGTCATTAGTAATGATAGAACCTGTAGCGTTAGTTCCTGTGAATGTGATAATTCTAGTATCACGAACACCACCAAATAAGAACTTACCGCCTTTATATAGTCTATCGTCTAGTGTAGTTACAAGAGAGTCTACAGTTTTAAGTGCTGCTGCGGATGCTGCCATATCTATAGCTACACCTGTACCTGAACCTGCGCCTGTAGCTGTAAATAATACACCTACAGTATTAGCAACTGCACCTATAAGAGTAAAGTCTGTATTGCCTAATGTTCTAATTGTATAAGACTTACCTACAACAAATGCACCTGCTGTTACGTTGTAAGCAGCATCAAGACCATCTAATGTTGTACCTGAAGTAGCTAGTGTAGATAAATAGTCTACATCTGTATCTGCTTCACACCATTTTTGTGTTTCAAAGTTATAGATAAGTAGTGAACGACCACCAGATACGTTAGAATAGTTCCAAATAACTAAATTACGTTCAGGGTCTACTGCTGCTGATATAGAGTCAATGTCACCAATGTTAGCGTTAGTAAAGAAGTATCTGTCTACCTTTTCAGAACCAATGCCACTTAGTGTTTGACCATTAGTAGCATAAAAACCATCATCTGATAAGAAGTAAGCTGTGCCAGAATATTGTGCTATAGAGTTACCTTCTATACATCCTACGTTACGAGATATGGTGTCAAATTGGAATATAAGTGGAGAGCCTAAATATGACATTCTGACAATGGCTTTTTCTAAAAATACAATACCAAATTCACCACCTACAATACCGGTTATGTCACCACCATCAGGAATAATTTGATAGTCTGATTGTGATGTAGCTGTTGTAGTCCAAGTACTTGCATTATTGATACCTGACCATTGCACTTTGTTAGGATATGTACCTGCACCAATATTGCCTGCGACTACAAAGTCACGAACTGCTGTAATGTATTTAGCGATAGGTGCTTCTGAACTTACATCTGCAAAAACTGTAGAGCTGTTTACGTCAAAAGACTGTATCTTTTCAGAGCCATTAGATGCAAGTGCTAAGTTACCAAACTGTAAGAATTGCCATCTATTTGTTCCTGTATATCCACCTGCTTTAGACTCGTCTACTAGAGATAAGTCAGTACTGTCTACTTTAAATAGTTTAGTCGCACCACCAGCAAAGATAAATACGTCATTGTCTAGTTTAGCAGCAAAGCAATTATTAAGTGCTTCTGTAGCTACACCTGAATAGGTTACTGCTGACTTAAACGGACCATATCCTACAGCTAAAGGAATGACATTATTAGCCTCTGATACAGAATCTAAAATGCTAGGTTGGTCTGGTAACCATTCTTTAAATTGTATTTTTTGTGTAGGCATATTAAGCCTTCATAATAAACGCTAAAGCATAGTAAGGAACAAGGTTAGCATTAGTTCCACTAGAACCTTCTGTGCTATTTGATACTGTAATTCCTGTAGTATTAGATGCGACACTTAATGATGAACTTCTGTTAGTTGAGTTTGATGAACTAATTTCAGACTTTCCTGAAGTTCCAGCTATATAATTTAAATTCTCTCCAGTATCAGCTCTATTATATAAGAAATTATGGCTATGCCCAGCATCTGTAACTGTTGCAGTATGTGTATGACTTACAACAATAGCGTCTTTGCTACCACCTGTTTGTGTAGAAGAACCTGTAACTGTTGTATTAGCAACTCCAGCATTATCAGAAAAAGCACCAATAACAAATCTATTACGCAAGTCTGGAGTGCCACTAGAGCCATTACATAATAACCATCCGCTAGGAATAGTAGCTATAGTACCTGACCACATCATAATCATACCAGCTACAAACGCATTACCCCATGTCGGTGTATTACTTCCACCTGCTGATAACAATACTTGACCACTAGCACCTGCTGTGCCATCTAGTCTAAATGCACCTGTAATGTCAACTGTGCCAGATGATACTAATGTACCTGCAACTGTAAATGGGTCACCACTAGAACCATCTTGTTGGTTTTTTAGTAACGACATTAAGCTACGAATAGCATTGTTTACGTTAGCTGGTGAACAACCTTCAGCAATATTGATATTAGTTATATCCGTATTATCTGCTGACGTTGCGCTAAATTCTGAAATTTTGGTTTTTGCCATCTTTTATCCTTGTCTTAACCATATATCGTTACTTGGAGTAGTGTCAGTCCAAGTTTCTGTTCCTGCTGTAATTTCTGTCCATGTATCTGAAGAAGGTGATATTGCAGACCATGTTTCTGTGCCTGCTGATACTGATGTCCATGTTTCTGCACCTGGAGTAACCGGTGTCCAACCTTCGCCTTGTATTGTGCCTTTAGCAGTAACTGTTCCTATACCTTCTACATAAGCAAAACCTGCCCATATAGCTTTAGCACTTGCTGTAACTGTAGCATTAGCGTCTATATCTGCATGAGCTGATATAATGTAACCACCTAAAGCTGTGACTGTAGCAGTTCCTGTGATAGAACCACTATCTAATCTAATTCTGTTGTAATTTACTTCTACTTGAGCATTGGCTGTGATAGAAGCATTACCAGACTGTAGTAATGAGCCTAATGCTGTGACCGTTCCTGTTGCTGTAATACTTGCTGAAGATAATGCAATAGAACCGCCAGTAGCAGATACTATAGCTGTTCCTAATATAGAACCAGATGCTGATATTAATGAAAAACCATCTGCTGTAACAGTTGCACTACAATTAACATCTGCATTTCCAAATACAAGTGAACCGCTTGTAACAACTGTAATTGTTGCACTACAGTCTATTGATGCACTAGCAAATGCTATTGAAAATCCTGAAGCTGATACAGTAGCATCAGATGTAATAGACGCAGTAAAAAACTGTATTCTATTACCTATTGCTGTTAGTGTTGCAGTAGAACTAATACTTCCAGATGAAAATTGTATTCTATTTGCATCTGCAGTTAATGTTGCATTTGCAGTAACAGAAGCTACTCCTTCTTGTATCTGTCCAGTTAGTGCAAGAGTACTAAATGGTACTTGTGATAATGCACTTATACCAAACATAAATTACTCCGTTATAGGTTGACTTATTGCAATAGCTAATTCTGCATCAATCCTATATTTATTATTTTCCCAAGAATTTAGTGCATTAACAGCCCATTCAGGTAGTTCTGTTATTGACTGATTAATATAGTCTGTAAATTCAATCCATCCATTATTATCAAACCATTGCAAAGCATGAATATTATTAGGTGTTCCTTCCCAAATTAAATTTGAATAACATAATCCATCTTTATATACTGATTTATCACTTGGAATTATTGTCAATCTCATTATATAACCTCTATAAAATTTTGTTGTGTTGCAGCCAATAAAACTTGTGTATTAGTTTCGTTTGCTTTAACCATTTCATTTCTAAATGACTCTACTGCTGCACCAGTTTCACGATTTACTTTACTATTTTCAATCATAAGAATAGGTGTCCATGCCATAGCACAATCACCAGTATTTAATTGCTCACCTGTTTGTGGATGAGTTCCTTGAACAGTTACCCAAAAACGACAAGAAACTAATTCACCGTCTTTAATTGAGCCATCTTCAATACATTCGCATCCCATTAAAGGACACAATATTTTTGCATCTTTAGCCATTAGTCTTTGCTTGCAATAATAAAGTCATAGTATTTTAATGATTGTGATAATGAGTGGTTGTGAGAAGAACCACCTCCTGTATTTGATTGTACGGATGCAGTTGCATTTCTATCTGTAGCAGATGAAGTTCTAATAGAACTTGAACCAGATTGACCAGCAAAGTATAAACCACTTGCATCTGTTGTAGCAGCTCTATTAAATGCCAAATTATGTGTATGTGCTGGTATTTGTGAAGTTGTTAATGTTGTATCTCCAGCAGATGTTTGAGCTGCCCATGTACTAAATGCTACAGAACCGCCACTAGATGCAGTTCCAGTTACAAACCTTAAAACGCTATCATCAATTGCTGCTGTTGTATCTTTAGTCCATCCTGTCGGTGCTGTTGTTTGTTGAAACGACATTCTAGTTCCACTTGGAAAAGCATTAGATGCGTTAATAGTAATAGCAGCAGAACCATTATAAGTAGTTCCTGAACTAAAAGATATATTAGTACCAGCAGTTAAATTATTTGCAACTGAACCAGCAGACCCTGTAATGCTAATTGCCACATTGCCACTTGCATCATAATATACAGATTTTTCAGCAGGATAAGTTACAAATACATTCTTTGTTCCTGCACTAAAGTTTACTGCTGTGCCACCATTACTAGACTCTAATATAGTATCTCTAGATAAAGTAGTGCCTGAAGATGTATAAGTACCGATACCTACTTCCCATTCTGTGCCACCATCAATAGTATAGTAAGTTGTATTACCGTCACCTATAACAGAAAAAGACTGAAAACCAGAGGCTGCGCCAGCAAGTGTAAGCGTGCCTGTGCCTGTGGTTATAGTGGTTTCTTTTACCCTATCTTTGACTACGAGAGCCATAAGTTATCCTTACGCTAATGTAACTGAAAGGTTGCCTGTTGAAATCTTAAAGATGTCACCAGAGTCAATAGTTTTAGCTGTATCTAATGCTGTATGGTATAAGAGGTTGCCTGAAGATAGAGCATCATTAATACCAATCCAACCTACTGTTCCCCATGAAGCTGTTGCTGTTGGGAATGTTACATCTGCGTCATTTAATACGTTGCCTGATGTACCTGAAGCTGTTGCAAATGATACTGCTGTTCTAGCGTATGAACCACCAGATACTTCTGTGCCACTACCTGCGTCTGTAGGGTCAGTTGTCCATAGTGATACGTAAACTGTTGCTGGTGCTGTGTATGTAGTTGCATTTAGAGTTGCATTTAAAAGTGCATTCTCTAAGTAGTTACTCATTTCTGCCATAATATTTTCCTTATCGTGGTGTTACGTTTAATGTGGTGTATGCGTATGTTTGACCTAAATCGCTTTTCTGAATATTAGCAATGGCTCTATCGTATAATGATGACCATGTTGCTACTCTTGGGTCATTCATAAGATACGGTTCTGCTTCTGCTAATGTGGCATAAAGTAAAGCGTCTGGATAGTATGCTAAGAACAAGTTACTAGCTGTTGTGCTAGAGATAAATGTAGGTTGAGCATAATATAAAATTTGAATGGTGTAATCTGTATCTTGAGTAGGTGCAAACTGAAATTCTGTACCTAACATTGTAAAGTAGTGTGAACGACCTGATAATGTTGTTTGACCATTACGGAAGAACAAGTCAGGTGTTTGGAACTCTAAAAGAATAGGTGGATTACCCTGAAAGTGCATCTCTCTTAACTCTAAGAAGTCCGTAGGAAATGCTACCTTGCTATCTGTAGGAGTAGTTGTTGCTACTTTTAACATAGCTTCTGTTCGTAAGTCACGAGTCATTCTTAACTGTGCCATCTGAATAAAGTCAGGTATGACGCTTGTCAAGTCTGTGCGTGCTAAGTAGCTTTCTACTGTAGAAACAAAGCTAGTATAGTTAGTAAATGCCATCTAATTGTCCTTTTAATCTATCCCAGCACTTGTCCATCTCATCTTTATGCCATTCACTAGCAGCTAATGAGCTTAACCATGCTGTTCTGTCAAAATATGTTAAGTTTTCTATGTCTTTAATGTTATTGGATACAGGGTTTGCAGGGCTATAAGGTGAACCTATGACAGGAACACCACGAATAAGTGCTTCTACATCTGCGACACTACCAAAACTCACAATAACATGAGCTTTTTCTAATGTTTGTTTAAAGTCACCTTCGCCTTTACGCTTAATTACAATCTTTCTCTCTGTATATTTTCTAATTTCTTCTACTGTTCTGTCTAACCAATTAGAAGTTTGGTAAATATAAGCTATCTTTTCTGCCGGTGGTAACACAACTACGTTTTCACCACTACGATACTCGTGAACTTTAGGTGTTTCTCTATCTGATATACGCCAATCTGTGCAATGGTAGTTATTTATGCAGAATCTAGCCCATTCTAAGTCAGATGACCTGTGAAAATAACCATGGTCTATCAGAATATAAGGTATGTTTTGTTCTCTACAGGTTATTTGTATCTTATCTGCGCCCTGTAAATTACCTACTACGACTGGAATAGACTTACCATCCCATTCTCTTGTTAAAATGCCCTTACAATGCTTTTGCAAGCGTTTTAAGACGTTATCTCTGCGTTCTATGCCACTCAGTATTAACTGCATCTAAAACCTGTTCTACAGATATGTTTTTCGCTTTTAGAAGGCAATGTTGACATACGCTATCATAAGTCCCACATGGCTCTGAACCGTCATGTATATTTCTATGGGTATCATATCCTAAGTGCCTTGGTGAAGTAAAACCTGTCCATATCACTACGGAAGGTATGCCTAATGCTGCTGCTGCATGATGTAAACCACCATCTGTGCCTACAAATAACTTTGCTTTGCTTAACATCTGCAATGCGTTTCTAAAGGTTGGTGTTTCTACCCAAGTTGTTTTCTTATCAACTGTTACATCACCCAACTGTATCCAGGGCAAGTCATGTTTTAATAACTCATCCCAACCATGCCATGCTTTGTTTACTGTATGGATAAAAGTCTTTTTAACATTAGGTTCTACAACTATGTAGTCACCTTGTATCTTATCTATAGCTTTTTGTTCTTCATGATTAAAGTATATCTCGCCTACTCTAGGTTTGTAGTCATCATTAAATAATAACTTACCTTTATTTGTGCCTTTAAGATAAGGTCTGCTGTTAGGATAGTTATTGACCCAGACTACATCTGTATCATATTTAAATGCCATTCTAGGGTTATTAGAAAAGACTTGTATGTCAGTAAACATTCTACTGCCATCACCTATCTTTACTTTCTTACCGGTTCTTTCGTTAGCTTCTTTAGCATCACCAGATGCCATTAACCAATCACCTAAGCCCATGGCTTTACTTCCACTACATATTCTTTATCGTTTACTTCTTCGTTAATAATGGTAAAGTAATTTACTAACTTATCTTTCCACCAATGATGTGTTTCTAAAATAAGATGTGCGTTACGACCATCTGGTAAAGTTTTTTTAGCAGGTATTAAACTGATAACTAATAAACCTGAATCTATCATACAACGCTTTATATCTTGTAAGACATTGTCTAGCAAATGTAGTTCTATATGCTCTAATACATCACCACAGAACACAAAGTCATGTGGTTGATTATTATTTTCTAATCCTTCTACACATGGGTCGTAATTAGCAATAGGTCTATTAAGTGCTTCTTCTAATGTTTTCTTACCACATCCATAATCTAATATATCTTTATGATGTGATATTTTACTAGCCCATTTATGACCAGAAACACCATAACTTTTATCATTGTGTAATGCTTGTTGTTGCTTTAGATAATCTTCAGAAATAAGTTTACCAAGTTCCATTTAACTGCTTAGCCACTTTATTGATAACTTCTTTCCAAGTATCATTATCTTGGTAGATAATTCTCATGTGACGATACCAAGGCATACTAGGTTGAGCATAACGCCATTGATGCCATGTAGGAACTAGACACCATGTCTTTACACCCATAGCTGCGGCACAATGTTGAGCAGTCGTATTTACTCCTAAGACCATATCACATTCAGCTATTAACGCTGCTGTATCATCATAATCTTTTGCGCTTGTCGCAAAGTCAAAGTATTTAACACCGTCTAATTTGCGTTCTACGCTATAATCTAAACTGACTATCACATAGTCTTTGAGCTTTAATAATGGCTCTATATCTTCCTGTGTTAGCTCACGACCTTTAGCGTTAGTATGTTTAATACCACCTTTAGTCGTAAGACCTATAACTTTCTTACCCCATGAATCAAATAACCCACGCCACATAGTGCGTCTTTCAGGGTCAGCTTTTAGATAAGGTGTGCCAGGAAAGTCTTTATTCGTATGTCTAAAGAACTGTGGTAAACCACCTATGGCACATCTGTAATCAAACTTCTTATCTGCTAACCATTCAGGGCTATCTTCTTTACGAGTGCCATGAACTTCTGCTTCTGGAAAGCTACGTTTAAATAATCCTTCTAGTCTTGGGTCACAGTCTATGTAGACTTGCTTACTAGAGCTAATAGCATCAGGAATACAACTACCATAGAATATCTCATCACCTAGACCTTGTTCGCCATAGATAATAAGTGTTTTGTCTTTAGTGCCATCCCATCTTACTTCGTCACCATATACCCATTCTTTACGGAACTTACCACCTAGTGACTTATGCCATTCTGCCCAACCTTTATCCCATTCACCTTTAGCTAGGTAAGTGTGTGCTAGATTTAGCTGACCATGTAAGTCGTTAGGGTTACATTCTAAAGCCATCTTACAGGCTTTTTCTGCATCATCCCATTTAGATGTTTGTACTAGAGTTGCTGCTGCATTAGAATAAGCTAGTGCGTATGTAGGGTCTAATTCTGCTGACTTTAAGAAATACTTTAGAGCATCTTCATACATGTTTAGTTCATGTGATGCACGACCTAGTGATGTCCATATAGCTTTATTGCCTGGCATCTCTTGTAATGCTCTACGGAAGAACTGATATGCAAATGCAGGCTTATCGCCCATTAACCAGATATAACCTAAGAAGTTGAGTGTAGCAGCGTCATTAGGATATTCTTCTAATACAGAATATATAAGCGGTAATGCTTCGTCATACTTTTCCTGATTGATAAGGTCATGTATGGCTAACTGTATATTTTTTATTTCGTTTAAGTCCATCTAGTCTTAAAGTGCCACCATTTTTTTCTTAACCTTTTCATGTCTTGGTCAAGTCGTTTATGTTTATCTGAAGTTCTTTTCTTAAACCATCTGCGTAGTAATAACTTACCGCCTACACGTTTAGCACCGTAAACTATCATCCATTCTTTGTTGTTAGTTTAAGATATGGATAGTTTTCGTTTATTTCTTTTACAAGAGCTTTAGTGTGGTCAGGGTTATACATATCTATACCCTTTTGCTTTAACTGCATTTCCACTACAGGTGGAATACTAGCAAAGTGTGCCCATTCTTCTTTAACACCTTTATCCCATATTGCAGGGTTATCTCTTGCTTCTTTAATCTTGTCTAACATGCCACTCAAGTCTTGAGTAGAGGTTAGGTAGTATGTATCTTTAGCAGGGTCATAGTCAAAGTACTGACTTACACCTGTTACGCTATTGTGGTCAAATAATATTGGCATAATAAAAATACAACAGAGGGAAAATTAATTCCCTCCATTATATCATATCTAATTACTAAGCACCTACGTTTTGAATCTTAGCATGTGCATCTGGGTTTTGAACCACAAGTGCATACTCTGCTGTTAAGAGCCATTTTGTTGAGTCACCAGTCTTAGCAAGTTCTTCTTTGCTTAAAGGACGTAGTGAAGCTAAACCAACATAGCCTGGGTCAATACATAGAACTGCTTCATTACGCATGAAACGGTCAAGTTTCACAGTATGATTACCGAAGTCAGAAACGTAAACGTCTGCTGCACCAGTAATTGAAGCCTGTGCTTTAACTTGTACGTCTACAAACTTAGTAGCAATACCAGCAAAGCCAGAGAAACGTGACTTGTTAGTAGCTGACATAAGAATTGTTGATGGCTCGCCACCGTCTGTCCAAGCTAATTGTAAAGCTGACTTTAAGTCTGCTTCAATGAATGTTACTGAAGTACCGTCTGTAGGAGCTGCTACTGTACCGTTTACGAA